CCTGCGCATGAAACTCCGCGAAATCGGCGGCCAATTTTGAGCCGAAGGAATTCCTTTGAAAAATCAGGTCCTTGCCCAAACAGAGGTGCAGGTGTGGCCCGCCGACGCGGTTGAGCGGCGATCACTGGCCGACCTGATCCCGAACGCCCGGAATGCGCGCACTCACAGCGATGGTCAGGTGGCGCAGCTTGCCGGTTCAATCAGGGAGTGGGGCTGGACAATCCCGGTTCTCGTGGACGAAGCCGGCACCTTGATTGCGGGTCACGGCCGGGTGCTGGCGGCGCACCAGCTAGGCCTCGCCACGGTGCCGGTGATGGTGGCCCGTGGCTGGTCCGACGCCAAGAAGCGGGCCTACATGATCGCCGACAACAAGCTGGCCGAGAACGCCGGGTGGGATGACGACCTACTGCGCAGCGAACTGGCCGACCTGTTGGAGGCCGGCCTGACGGGCGACCTGCTAGGGTTCAGCGACGACGAACTGACGGCCGCCCTGGCCGGGTGGGACACCGACTTGGGCGCTGACGTGGACGGCGACCCTGACGGGCTGGCCGGGTTGGGCGCGAAGCTGGTCATCACGTTCACCGACGAGAACAAGGGCTTCGTGGAGGACGTGCGCGGCGCGGTGCTGGCCTACCTAGCCGAGCACCAGATCAGCGCCATGGTGTCGGTGTGACCGCGCCGCCGCTCAATGTGCTGGTCAGCTACCCCTACATGACCCCGCCGATGGTGCGCGAGTTGAAGGCCTGCGGGCCGCAGATGCGGTTCCTGTTGGACTGCGGGGCCTACACCGCGTGGGCCAGCGGCAAGCCGATCAGCCTGGACGACTACTGCCGGTTCCTTGAGGACCCGCCGGTGCCGCTGTGGCGCTACTTCGCCCTGGACGTGGTGGGCGATGCGGCGGCCACGTGGCGCAACTACGAAGTCATGCTCAAGCGCGGGTTCAAGCCGCTGCCGATCATGACCCCGGGCGAAACGCTGGCGGCGATGGACCGCTACTACGAGACAAGCGACGTGGTGGGCATCGGCGGGCTGAACGCGCTCGGCCGGCGCAAGCACAACTACGTTCGCACCGTCTACGCCCACGCGGCCGGCCGGCGGCTGCACCTGCTCGGCTACACCAGCCTGGACCACCTCAAGGCGCTGCGGCCCTATATGTGCGACGCCTCGACTTGGGAGGCCGGCGCGCGGTTCGCGAACCTCAACCTCTACATGGGGCAGGGCCGCATGGCCTTGCTGCGCAAGCGCCACTTCCTGACCAAGCCGGCCGACGCGGTGATGGCCCGGCTGCGGCACTACGGGCTGAACCCCTACACCCTGGCCAAGGCGGCCGGGTGGGCCGGCGGCTACAGCACGGTGCGGCGGGCGAACGGGGCCAGCATGGCGGCGCTGAGCATGGACGTGGAGCGCGAGCTTGGCACCTTGCTGTTCGTGGCCTGCGCGGCTTCGGAGGCGGTGCAGGTGTTGCGCGAGGGCCATCAGCGGTTGACCGCGCAGCTACAGGTGGCGGCATGAGCAAGGTCTTCGCCAAGGACCAAGGCCAGGACTTCGGCCGTTGGACCGACCCCACCAGCCGGCTCATGTATCGCGACGTGATGCCGGTCATGCTCAACGGCCTGGACCTGTCCAGCCCGGTCATCGACTTGGGCGGCGCGAACGGGCTGCTCCAAGAGTTCTTTCCCGGCCCGGTGTTCACCGTGGACATCGACCCCACCAAGGACCCTGACGTGGTGGCCGACGCCCGCACATGGGCCCCGCCGGCCGGGGCGCGCACCCGGCTGGTGGTGATGCGCTACCTGCTCCACTACCTGCCCGACGCTGACGTTCGCGCCATGCTGGCGCACGTGCACGGCTGGCACCGGGGCCCGGTGCTGGTGATCCAGTTCGCCAACGAGCCGGCCGATATGGAGGCCAAGCGCGCGTCCAGCCTCAACGAGGAGGTGTGGTTCCGCACCCCGGCCGAGTTGGAAGCCCTGGTGGTGGGCCCGTGGCGCATCCGCGACCGCAAGCGGGTGGACTTCACGGTGCGCGCTGAGTTCTACGCCAACCGGCTCGGCAACCCGAACGGCCGTGAGCACGGCGAGGCGGTGCTTGGCTTGGTGTTGGAGCCGTGAGCCCGCGCCACCGGGTGGTGAAGACCTACGGCCACGACCTCGGCCTTAGCTGCGCGTTCCGCCAGTGGCGGGCCACCAGCCATTGCCGCTTCCTGCACGGCTACGCCCTGGCCGTGCGGCTTGAGTTCGGGGCCGACGAACTGGACGGCAACGGGTGGGTGATCGACTTCGGGGCGTTGAAGCCGGTCAAGGCGTTCCTGCAAGACAGCTTCGACCACAAGCTGCTCGCGGCCGGCGATGACCCGTTGCTTGACCACCTGCAAGTGCTGGCCCTGGCCGGCGGTGCCGACTTGGTGGTGTGGGAGGAAGGCATAGGCGCTGAGCGGTTCGCCGAGCGGGTGCACACATGGGTGTGTGCATGGCTGAGTGAGGCGGGCCTGTCGCCCCGGGTGACGTTGCTGCGCACCGACGTGGCAGAGCACACCGGGAACAGCGCGGGAGTGACCACATGAGCGTGAATTTCCCGGTCGCTGAAATCTTCGGCCCGGTGCTGCAAGGCGAAGGCCCGTTGGCCGGCAGGCCCACCATCTTCGTGCGCACCGGCGGCTGCGACTTCCGGTGCACGTGGTGCGACACGATGTGGGCGGTGCTGCCCGAGAAGGTGCAGCACATGCCGCGCATGATGCCCGAGGACGTGGCCGTGGAGGTGCGCCGGCTGGCGCGCGACTGCCGCACCCCGCCGGTGGTCACCCTGACGGGCGGCAACCCGGCCATGTGGCACCTTGGGCCCCTGGTGGACCGGCTGCACATGCACGGCCACGCGGTGGCGATTGAGACGCAGGGCTCGCTGTGGCCGGATTGGGCCGCGCGCCTCGACTACATCACGGTGAGCCCGAAGCCGCCTTCCAGCGGGCAGCACCCGCTCAAGGACACGTGGGTGCTGGACAAGTGGCTGGCCCTGCCGCACGCGGTGCTCAAGGTGGTGGTGGCCGATGACGCCGACCTCGATTGGGTGATGGACTTCGCCGCGCACCGCAGCGCGCCCACCTACCTGCAACCCTGCAACGCCCACACCGACCCCACGGGCGAGAGCAACGAACCCCTGAACGATGCGCAGCGCCTTGACGTGCTGGCCGCCTTCGCCGCCCTGGCCGACAAGGTGATGGCGCGCGGCTGGTCCAACGTGACGGTGCTGCCGCAGCTACACGTGATCGCCAACGGTGGCGGGCCAGGACGGTAGACCATGCCGGCCGGCCGTCCACCCAAGCCCACCAAGCTGCGCGAGCTTGAGGGCAACCCGGGCAAGCGCCCGCTGAAGAAGGAGCCGGAGCCCATCGGGCCCGCCCGGCCGCCGGCCTTCGTGACCGGCACCGCTGCGGAGGAGTGGTCGCGCGTGCTGGCGGCCATGCCGCCGGGCATTTACGCGGCCGCCGATATTCCGACGCTCACGGTCTATTGCCTTGCATGGGTGCAGTATCGCAACGCCCTGGCGACGGTGGCCCGGGAGGGGTCCATCGTGCCCGGCAGCATGGGCCAGAAGGTGCCTCACCCGGCCGTGGCCATCGCGGCGAAGCAAGCCGAGGTGATCCTGCGGGCGGGCGACAGGTTGGGAATGTCGCCGGTGGCGCGGGCGCGGCTGGACGTGCAGGACCAGCCGCAAACCAGCAAGTTCGACGGGCTGATCGGAAAGCCCGGCGGCAACCTCCGGCTGGTCCAGTAAACGAAGGCCGGGTCGCCCGGCTGGTGGCGTTCATTGAGAACCTGACGGTGCCGTCAGGCGTGGGGGCCGGTGAGCCCATCCGGCTGCGGCCCTGGCAGGTCAAGTTCCTGTGGGACGTGTATGGCCCCACCCTGGCCGGCGGCAACCGGCGGGTGCGGCGCGCGGTGCTCAGCATCGCCCGCAAGAACGGCAAGACCCTCCTGGCCGCCGCCCTGGTGCTGGCCCACTTGGTGGGCCCCGAGGCGGTCTGGAACGGCGAAATCTACTCGGCCGCGAACGACCGCGAGCAGGCCGGGCAGGTGTTCAAATGCGCGCGGCAGATGGTGGAGGCCGAGCCCGAACTGCTCAAGCTGCTCCGGGTGGTGCCGTCCACCAAGACCATCGTGTGCTTGGGCAACGGCAGCTTCTACCGGGCGCTGTCGGCCGAGGTGGGCACCAAGCACGGGCTGAACCCCACGTTCGTGATTTTCGACGAGTTGGCGCAGGCCAGGAACCGGGACCTCTATGACGTGCTGGACACCAGCATGGGCGCGCGGGCCGAGCCGCTGTTCCTGGCGATCAGCACACAGAGCAACGACCCCGAGCACATCCTGTCCAAGCTGATTGATGACGGGTTGAGCGGCGAGGACCCCACCACCGTTTGCCACCTCTACGCGGCCCCGGAGGACGCCGACCTGATGGACGAAGCCGGCTGGCGCGCAGCCAACCCGGCGCTCGGTGACTTCCGCGACCACGCCGACCTCGCGGTGCTGGTGGCCAAGGCCAAGCGAATGCCGGGTGAGGAGCCCAAGGTCAGGAACCTCTACCTCAACCAACGGGTGGCCCCATCGGCCACGCTGATCGGGCGAAGCGACTGGCTGGCCTGCCGGGGCGAAGCGGCATGGGAGGACGGCGAGCAGGTCTACCTCGCCCTGGACCTGTCGGCGAAGATCGACCTTTGCGCCCTGGTGGGCGTGTCGGCCGAGAACCGCAGCCGGGCGCAGGCGTGGTTTTGGAAGCCCGCCGACTACCTTGAGGACCACGAGCGGCGCGACCGGGTGCCCTACCGCGTGTGGGCCGGCCAGGGCCGGCTTGAGGCGATCCCGGGCCGCAGCATCCACCCGAAGGCGGTGGCCATGGTGATCGCCGAACTGTGCAGCCGCTACACGGTGCTCGGGCTGGCCTATGACCGGTGGGGCATCCAGAACCTACTGCGCGAATTCGACGGGGTGGGCCTGGAAGCCTTCAAGGACGGCGACCCGGGCGACGGGCTGCGGCTGGTGCCGTGGGGCCAGGGCTTCCGCGATATGAGCCCGGCCGTGGACGCCCTGGAAACGGCCGTGCTGCACGGCGACCTCGTGCATGACGGCAACCCGGTGCTGACGTGGAACATGGGCAACGCGGTGGCGGTGATGGACCCGGCCGGCGGCCGCAAGATCGACAAGGCCAAGGCCCGGTTCCGCATCGACGGCGCGGTGGCCCTGGCCATGGCGCTCGGCTTCAAGGACCGTGAGCGCAAGGCCGACGAAGTGGAGCCGGGCTATCAGGTCATGTTCGTGGGTGGGGGCGTGTAAACGGTTACAGCGGCCGGGCAAAAAGAAACCCCACCCGGTGGTGTTCCGGGTGGGGTTGGGGCCCTGGTCTGCTGGAGTGCCGGGCTAGTCTAGCGGATCATTCGCCGCAGGTCGCCAAGCACCTTGTGCAGGGTGTCCAGTTGGAGCGGGTCAGCGTTCCCCTTGGTGCGCTTCTTGATGGTTTCCACGGCCGCCATGATGGCCGTGTTCCACGCCTTGTCGCGCTTGCGCTTGGCGGCCAGGGAGGCCGCCTCCTTGGTGGTGAGGTGGAGCTTCGGCATCTCAGCGCCTCCGCTTCGGGAGCACCACCAGCCGGGGCCCTAGGTTCAGGATCGGCACGTCGGGCTTGTCGCCCCGCACCTCGCCGTTCCCCATGGTCACCTCGTCCTGCCCGGTCACGTCGAACAGGCTCAGGGTGACCTCGGCCCCGTCAAGCTTAAAGAGGTGCTTCCAGTCGGAATAGACAGTAAGCCGACACCGCTTGACGCAATCTTCTAAGTCTTTGCCGCGCGCCCAACTCCCGCCGCCATAGCCCATATCGCACAGGACTAGGTAATCACGGGTGTCGGACGCAGTAGTGGCTGCGTTTTTCATTGGTTTAACCTTGTCAAAGAGCACTCATGGTCACGAGCGACCATGTGACCATTATATCACACTTCCGTTCATCTTGCAAGATACTGAAATACGGTGACCGGTTACCGGTTCGACCGAAAAGGGCCCGGCTCGGGGTTCGACTACCCGGCCGGGCCAAGGGGCTCTTTGACCCCGCCACCCTACCACCACGAAGGAGGGGAACGCGATGCTCACCCGGGCTTACGCGCCGCTGACGGTGCGCGCGGTGCAGGAGGACAGCCGCACATTCGAGGGATGGGCCACCACGCCCACCACCGACCGCATGGGCGACGTGATTGAGCCCTTGGGGGCCAAATTCAAGAACCCGCTGCCGCTGCTCCACCAGCACAACGCCGACGAACCGATTGGCACCGTGCGCTTCAAGCGCGCCACCCCGGAGGGGATCGAATTCACGGCCACCATCGCCAAGGTCGATGAGCCCGGCCCGCTACAGGACCGGCTCAACACCGCGTGGGGCGAGGTCAAGGCCGGCCTGATCCGCGCCGTCTCCATCGGCTTCCGCATCCTCAAGGATGGCGTCGAGAGCTTGGGCGACGGCGGCCTGCACTTCACGGCCATCGAGATCATGGAGCTTTCGGCGGTGACCATCCCGGCCAACGCCGAGGCCACCATCACCAACATCAAGACCTTCGACATCGGGCTCCCGGCCGCGTCAGGCCTGCCCGTGGTCAAGACCCTGCCCGGCGCTGCGGGCCCACCCCTGAAACCTCAAGCAAGGAAGGGCGCAGCTATGCCCCGCACAGCCTCCGAACAGGTGGCCGACTTCAAGGCCACCATGGCCAGCAAGGCCGCCAAAATGGCCACCCTCATGACCGCCTCCAACGACCGGGGCGAGACGATGGATGCGGCCGAAGCCGAGGAATATGACACCCTGACCGCCGAGGTTGACGCCATCCAGGCGCAGCTTAAGCGGGCCGAGAACCTTGAGCGGGTGCAGGCCATGACGGCCGAGCCCGTCAACAAGACCATCGTGGTGCAGCCCGGTGACGTGCTGGACCCCGACCCGGGCAGCCGGGCCGGCCGCGTCGAGCCGGTGGTGCGCAGCATCGAACGGGTGGCCCCTGGCATCCGCATGGCCCGCATCGCCCGGACGATCATCCTGGCCAAGATGCAAGGCCGCGACCCCATCAAGGTCGCCGAGGAGCAATACCCGAACGACAGCGAGGTGCAGTTGGTGGTCAAGGCCACTGTGCACGGTGGCAACACCACCGACCCCACTTGGGCCGGGGCGCTCATCTCGCATGAGGGCGGCGCGGTCGCGGATTTCATCGAATACCTGCGGCCGCAAACCATCCTCGGGCAGTTCGGCACCAATGGGGTGCCTGACCTTCGGCGGGTCCCGTTCCGGGTGCCGCTGGTCGGTCAGACCACCGGCGGGCTCGGCTATTGGGTGGGTGAGGGCAAGGCCAAGCCGCTCACCAAATTCGACTTCACCCGCACCCACCTTGAACCGCTCAAGGTGGCCACCATCGCGGTGCTGACTGACGAACTGATCCGCTATTCCAGCCCGAGCGCCGAGGTCATCGTGCGCGACCAGTTGGTGGCGGCGCTGAGCGAACGGCTGGACCTGGACTTCATTCAGCCGACCAAGGTGGCGGTGCCGAACGTCTCCCCGGCGTCGGTCACCAACGGCGTTGTGCTGATCCCGTCGCTTGGCAACGACGCGGCTTCGGTGCGCGCCGACATCAAGGCCGCCTACGAGGCATACGTGGCCGGCAACAATGCCCTGCTCGGTGGCGTGTGGGTGATGTCGGGCAACCTTGCCGCCTCGCTCGGCATGATGGTCAACCTGCTCGGGCAGCCTGAGTTCTCGGGCATCAACCGCACG